CCATACCAGCACGAAGCCGCCGATTTCCTCTTCGCCCATGATCGGGCAATGATTCTTGCGCCGGTCGGCGCAGGCAAGACAGCGATTACGTTGACGGCGATGGCGGACATGACAACGCATGGCCATTGCGACCGTTGGCTTGTGCTTGCGCCGAAGCGCGTTTGCCTGTCCGTCTGGCCTGTTGAGATCAAAAAATGGGCCGAGCATCTTAGCATCGCAGTTGCAGTCGGCACGCCAGCGCAGCGCAAAAAAGCGTTTGAAAGCAGCGCAGATATAGTCGTGACCAACTACGACAACATTCCGTCGATTGACCCTAAAGACTTCGACGGCATTGTATTTGACGAGCTGACGCGGCTAAAAAATCCATCCGGTAAGCGCTTCAAATTCCTGCTCAAGATCCTTGACCAGTTCAAGATCCGATGGGGACTTACCGGATCATTCACGTCAAACGGTCTGGAAGACGTGTTCGGGCAATGCAAGGTCGTCGACCAGACGCTACTAGGCCGCAGCAAGGGCGCGTTCTTGCAACAATACTTCTACTGCGTGAACCGCGACTTTGGCCAATGGGAGCCGCTGCCGCAGGCGCTGCCCAAGGTCATGGAGGCGATCAAGCCGGCGACCTATGTGCTGGAGCCTGGCGAGTATAAGGACAAGCTGCCGCCGCTCAACATCGTCGAGATCCGGTGCGAACTGGACGACCGCGAGCCATACGAAAACATGAAGAAGGAATATGTGCATGAAGAGATCACGGCTCCGACAGCGGCTGCTGCCACAAACAAACTTCAGCAGCTCACCTCCGGCTTCGCTTATGATAGTCAAGGCCATGCTCAGTGGTTTGGACGCCAAAAGTTTGAATCTCTCCGAGACATCCTCGACGAAAACCAGCGCGACAACACCATCATCGTCTACAATTACAAAGAAGAACTAGCCGAGCTTCAGCGCAGCTTTAACGTCACGACGATTGACGCGCCTGACGCCATCGAACGCTGGAACGCCGGCAAGATCGAACTGCTGGCGATCCACCCCAAAAGCGCCGGCCACGGGTTGAACTTACAGTTCGGCGGCAACAAGATCGTCTTCCTGTCGTTGCCATGGTCGCTGGAGTTGTTCGAGCAGACGGTTGGCCGGCTGCATCGCAGCGGGCAGACGCGCGATGTTTGGTGCTACATCATCATGTGTAATAAAACTATTGACGAAAGGATCTTGTCTAGTTTACAAGACAAGAAATCTTTAGCGGAAATCGCCCTTGCAGAACTTAACGTGGAAAACCCTTAACGATCAGCTTGCTGATCTTACCGAGACAGAAGTGAAAGATCTTCTGGAGGAAGAGATGCGTCACGCCCGGCGCTCTACGATCCTAGTGCGGCTGCATCAGCGCTTTACGGTGCTGAGAATGTTGCGAGAAAGGGCGGCCATTATGGAGATGATAGATGAATCCTCAAGAACTACTGCTGCAAGCCGCTAACATCATTGACCAGCGCGGTCAGGGCTACGGCGGTATCGAGAACAATTTCCAGCTTGCGGCGGATCTGGCGACGCTGCGAATTGGGCGTGATTTTCACCCCTACGAGATCGCCATTATCCTTGCTTGCGTCAAGAATGCCCGCGCGTTCAATGCGCCGAATCACATGGACAGCCATGTTGACGCGGTAAACTATGAACTGTTCGCGGCGACGTTCGCGGACGATTACGCCATGTCACGCCAGCAGGTCCAGTATAAAACGCGCGCTAACCTAAAGCCGGCACGTTCGACGAAGCTGACCGTAATCGACGACAAGCCGAGCGACAGCGCTGTCGCTGGGGAGAGCGCGTAACTCTTTAGCCGCTTTGGTTTGGAGTTCGGCTGAATAGTCGACCAGCGGGGGGCACCTGCTGGTCGATTGACACCCACTAAAACTTGCCAGCATCAAGATCAGCGGCAGTTTCGTCTTTGGTTTTAGGTGCTGCAACCTGACCCCTTCAATCGTTTGGCTTGGTGCCGCCCGTGACGTTCCAGTCTTTAGCGGCGACGAGGCCCAGCCCGACCAGTGCATTCTGAAGGTCATCCCAGTTAATAGTCTTAGTTTGCCAAGCGTGCCAGACAACGCTGGCAAGAGCGATAAGACCCGGAACGGTCGTCATCCAGTTAACTAACATTTTAGCCTCTTTTAGTTACATGGTCGCGACGTGCTATCACGGGCGATACATTCGTAATACTTCAGGTCGGCGCAACCTGTCAGCGCGAGCATAAGTCCCGCACAACAGCATAAACGTCGTTTATTCGGTTCGACCAACCACGACCAAAGGTAGCCCATGTCGGTAATCCTTTTAGAAAGCCCAGTCGCATGTCTGTCAGTCTGACGCCAAGATAGGCTTTAGCGGCGGCGATAGTCTTTGGCCCGATTACGCCGTCCTGAGTGACGCCGACCATAGACTGAAGATACTTGGCCGCACGGCTGACACCGCTGTTGACCGCAAAGTCAAACACGGCGAAGTCGAGGCCATCCGGCAGATCGTCACCCCGGATCTTGTCCCAATATTCCTGACGGTAGATCGCCGCGACTTCTGAATCCGCGATCTGAAACACGTCCTTCTGGCTAAGCCCATGCTTTGCCCGCCACGCATTGTAGGTGTTCTGCGTGATTCCGTAGGCAGTTCGGCCGCCAGGGTCGCGCGGGTCGTCGACCTTGCCACCTTCGTAGCGTAGCGTCGCCTTCAGCGCGGCGTCGTAATTCTCTTTCATCGTTGGCTCACCAAGTCACGGATGCGGTCTAGGCGTTCGAACACCTGATTCAGCACTTGATTAAAGTCCTCGCGGGTCACATAGCGCCCAGCGACTAGCACTTCAATCTGGCCGACCTTTTCGGCCAGTTCCTTGTCGGCTTGCTGTAGATCCTTTACAGCCGCCCAAACGGTGTTGAGCGTCCAACCGCCCAGCACGCCGATGACGCCGATGGCCACATCAAAAAGAACTTGATACTCGACCATCATTGCCTCGACATTGCGTTTTGGTTTTCAGGGGCTAACATATTTTGCGCAGCGATACCGCCAGTTATGGCAGCGCGGCCTAGCGTTCTTGCCCGCGATTCTGGTGGGCGAACAGCAGTGCGGCGCGCAACGGCTTGCTCAAGAAGATCTGCCGCTTTTGCTGGATCGCGCGTCAAAACGTCCGCCAGCACCGCCGCCGTTTTACGGTTCAAATACCGCCCTGCCGTATCAAGGATTTTTTCCATGATGTTCAGCTTGCGATCTAAGAAGCCTGACGTGGCGCGTTTGGCTTCTTCAATGTCAGCCGTTGCAATTTTCTTGACTGGCTCTGACGGGCGAAGGCCGGCCATAGCGCTTGCTTTCTCAATGCGGTCGATTTCTCTTGCCACCATGCCAAAATCGGTCAAGACTTCGGGCGGGACTGCGGATAGATCAACATCTAACGCCACGACAGGCTTAGTAGCACGCGCTTCGACCGATTGAAGTGCTTTTTGATTTTCAGTCAATTCAATTAGCCGATCATAATACGGCTTGTCTATAACGCGGCGGATTGCGTTTTTATTTTCGGTCAGATATTTAAGCGCCTCTTCAGGCGTCCGTTTGTCAATAAGCCTAACCGCGCGGTCGACGATTTCTTTTGTGAGGGCTGATCTGCCAGCATCTGACAAACGACGTAAACCAGCCTGCATAGCCGCCGGATCTTTAAGCATCACGTCAACGAAATCCGACCCTTTGCGGAGCGCTTCACCTGTGCTTGTGCGGAAGAATGCCGCCTCACGATCAAGTTCGGCGCGTCCAGCGCGCAGCATTTCGGCCTGTTGGCGAACAGGTGCTAACAGACGTTCGCCGTCTATGCCGATTGTTTGAAACTGACGTTCGTATTTACGAAGAAAGTCGTCTATTCTTTCAGGATTAACTGCGCCTGATGTCTCTACAATCCCAGCGCTGGGGCTATGCGCCATATCTAAAATGCCATGCTCCATAGCATTTCGCGCGATAGCATCATCGCCAAACGTCGCGGCGAACTGGGAAGCTGTGTCTTCATTGGCTAAAAAACCCTCCACAGTTTTGGACGGGATTATGCCGGACTGATTCTTCTTAGTCGTCCGAAATACGTCGTACGCAACGCCAGTCTTAAATCGGGGGACAAACTCAGTTCTGTATGCGTCAAGCGCTGCGCCATATTCTAGCTTAGCGCGCGTAGGAATACGGCTCTGATCGACAGCCGCGTCAATAGCATCGTGCAACGCATGTAAATCACCGAGGTCTTTCCCCGATACTTGTGCCGCCGCTATATCTTTATTGATTGATTTACGGACACGATCAATTTCTTCTAATGTCGCTCCGCGCTCCAATCGTCGAAGATCGCGTATAGTTCTATTAGCCACGCCGAGCGGCACATCAGCTAAACGGCTACCTAGAATATCCTCTGCGGTTTGAATTATACTGCGCGTAGGTATAGTGACATTTCCCGCAGACGCGAATGCGGCTTGATATAACGGCTGGATACGATCTCTACGGAATGTATCGCGTAAATCAACGGCGCGAGCGGCTACAGCTTCGCCAGGAGCGCGCTGGCCGACAGCGGGGATCATAGCGCCAGCGGCCTGTTCGCGCGGTACAAACGCAGCTTGTGCTGCCGCTTGTTCGCGCAAAAGGCTGTTACGAACTTCATCAAGCTGCGCTCGCGCTTCGGGCGACATAGCGCGGCCTTGCTGAACAATTTGCTGGTCAATAGCAAAAAGTTGTTGCTGGATAGCCTGCAATCGCTGTTGTTCGCGGGTAAGCGCTTCGCGACCTATAGCTGTCTCACCAGTCGTGAGATCGGCTTCAAGTGTCGCCAGCTTTGGTTCGTAAAGTCTAGCTTCAGCTAAACGTTGCGATGCTGGAACTTGACCAATAATGCTGGCTGGCTCCTGCCGAAAAGCCGCCGCAACATCTTCAGGGCGTCCCATAACAGACTCATATAGTTTGTTCGCCGCTGCGCGTTCTGCACCGCCTTGTGAAACGATAGGCGAAACAAACTTTTCATACCCAGTCGCAATGCCTTTGCCCGCCAGTTCAGGAAAGGCAAGCGGATTAGTAAATCGTGAGACGGCGGCGAGATCCGCTGCGCCAGTTAAACCGCCCAATCCGCCGGTAAGCCCCGATACCGCCGACAAAGCGCCAAGCGGATCTTTTTTAGCGAATTGCGCCGCACGTTCTATGGCTTCAACAGGCGACGTGACGGCGCGCATAATGCCTTTATGCACCGTCTGCGGGATAGCTTCGACAGCCGCGCCAGCTACTTTTGGCCAACTCTCAGGAGACATGGCAAGATTGGCCAGCTCATAACCCGCCGCGCCCATGCCTACAGCGCTCTCAGGAAGATTAAGCGCGGCTTCGCCCATACCCGCAACGACTTCTTCAGGCGACGGCGCGATACGTTCCGCTATGTTCGCCAGTTTTGCGACCGCCGGGCTTTTACGGACAGACTCTAAAAATCCGACCTCACCTGTGACTTGAGGTTGTTTGGCCTCGAACCCGCTAACGTCATAACCTTTACCGCGCAGCTTATCTATAAGCTGCGATCTGGTCATGTCTTCAGGCACATTCTTAATGACCGCGCCGTTAGGAAGCCGAACGTCCATTAGTCCCTCATCTGGTCAAGATCAATGGTGCCTTCTAACGGCTTTAACTTAGGCTCTTCGCCAGCTTTACCACGCCCGCGCGGCGACTCAAACCGCGTTGCTTCGCCAGTGCCGAGAAGCTGATTGATTGTGTTTAAGCGGCGCGTCGCAGACGCCAAACCTTCGGCGCTAGGTTCGCCGCCAACAATCTTCTCAAACGCTTCCATTTCCTTGGCGGCGTCCATCTGGCGCGCGGTAAGCCCAATAGCGCCTGCAATACGTTGCCGCATGATACCAGCAATCGTGCGAAGGTTATTATATTCTTCGGCGACCTGAGAATCGGAAAGACTACCAATTGCAAGACCAGCTCTAGTAGCCCGCGCTTTGGCTTTCCAATTTTCAGCCGTAGGATTGCCCGCGACTGTAAGTCCACCGGCTTGAGCAAGCCGCCCAAGACCTTGATTGGCAGCTTGAACTGTTTCAGCAAGATCAAACTGTGATTGAACTTTAGACCGATCTTCAGGCGGCACTTGGCCAAGAAGTGCGCGACGATCCATAGTCCGTTTGACAATCTGTTGTTCAGCAGAAAGAGGCGCATTTACTTCGCCTGCAATCGGTTGCATACGGCCTTGATTGACAAACGCATTCGTCGGCCCCGGTTCTGGCGGAGCCATACGATTAGAAGGAACAAACGTCGGTTCAGTTTCAGAAAATTCGCCCGGACGTCCTGTGCCGTATGTAATGGTTTCGCCGGCTTTGCGAACAACAGGTTTTTTAGCTTCGGCAATGGTTTCTGGCGTCGACATGATTGCTTCGACCGCTGCTATATCGGGCCGCGCGCCAAGTCGTTTACGAATGCTGTCGGGTAGATCATTATAAACCTGCGCGTATTGCGCCGCAAACACGTCTGGTTCGCGCGCCATATACGCTGGGGCTAACAACCGTTGAGCAGTTTTAATATCTGTTTCAGTTCGCTTGCCTTTAGCTTCGCCGGCTTCAGCTTCAGCCTTACTTAATGCTGATGGAAATAGCTGACTTTTTTGCGCTATGTCTTGGCCGATAGATTTTCCGCGCATGGTTTCAGCTTCAAAACCCGCGAACGGCGTTATATATTGCCGAAAATACGCGGGGTTAGTGCGCGCGATTTCCATTAATCCTTGTCTTGTCAAGGGATTAAACCCCGGCCGCGCAAATAATCCGGCGGTCGCCGCGTCTTGCTGCGCTTCGCGCTGAGCTTGCTCAAGCTGCATTTGCGCGAGCGCGTTCTGCTGCTGGCGATAGCTCATCGCCTGCATCGTCGCAAAAGCGTTCATGGGGTCGAAGCCGCCGCCTTGGGCCTGCGGGACGCCAGCGGCTATGTCATAACGAACGGGCATGATTTATCCTTTAGCCGAATAAATTACCGAAGAAACTACCGTCCGAATTATAACCCGGTTGCGGGCCATAACTGCCGAAAGACTTCTGCGCCGGTACGAATTTATTCATCATGCTATACATCATATAATTCTGCGCCGGAGCCTGAAGCGCCTGACCGAGAGCGCTCGCGCCGCCCATGTAGCCAGACGCGCGGGCCTGACCGGCATTTTCAGCCGCTTGGCCGTAGGGATTCATCAGCATCGCATTGCCGATGTTTTGGCCTGTATTGGCGTACATATTCGCCGCCGCGCCAGCCAACTGGCCTTTACCTTGCGCCGCGCCCAAACCCGTGCCAACGCCGCCCTGAAGCATTCCAATCACATTGGCGCGGTTGGCCATGAAACGGTTGTAGGCGTTGCCGTATTCAGTTGAAGCTAGACCTTGGCTATAATCCTGAATACCTTTCAACATTGAGCCAGACAAAAGATCGCCTCGCGCCGCCGCCGACTGCTGAAGCGCCTTCATGCCCTGCTGTTCACGAAACTTATAGCCGGGGTCCATCTGAAGCTGCGCGATGGTGGGCTGCTCCATCAAACTGCCAGATTCCGCGCCGGGGCGCAGGCCCATTAAAGTCGCATAGCGGTTAGTCGCTTCTTGACCAAACTGCGTATAAGGGTCGTAAGCCTGCGCGCCTTTTTCGAGCGCCGCCGCGCCCTGACGTTGAGCCTCTTGCTGAGCCTGAATAGCCTGTTGCTGCGCAATAAGTCCATACAGACCCGATGTCTGCGCGGCTTGCTGTTGAGCGCCGGCGGCGCGCTGCGACGCGCGCGAACCCATAAGGCCGCCAACGGCGCTGGCGGCGCTACTACCCAAAAGGGCTAATGTGAACGGGTTCATTACGTTATGATCCTTCCGCTGGCGCGTATATTAATCGCACTAGCCGTTCCTGCCAAGGTCGAGATAAAATCGCCGGGAGCCAGCGCTGCGCCAACCAATTCAGGAAACGTATAGACTTCGTTAGGCTGCAAAGTCTTTGTTTTCGTTATGATATTGCTGTTACCGGCCGTCCCGGCCGAAGTCACCAGATTGACGCTGATCGTAGCAGCCGCTGCGCTGTAGTTTGTAGCCGTAAACTTATCGATAAGCGTAGTCACGCCCGTCGAAGTATATTGCGTCGTCTGAGAGCTTTCGGCAATTTTGGCCGGGATTAGGACTGCTACTGTTACGGTCATATTAGACTCCTTGGAGTGTCGGCACGGACACTAAATTCATAGTGACAATAACAGAAGGCGTGCTAGGACGCACCGGCCCTGTTTGAGCGCCGATATACTGGATAGTAGTAGTCGCGTCATTTGTCGCCCACATTAGCTCAACATACTCATCGGCGGCTAGATCTATAAATAGATTAAGCGCGCCAATGTTATGGCCATCAACGCCGGCGTGTTTTGAGGGGACTGAAAATTTACTGTTTGTGGCTGTTACATTAGATCCGTTCTTGCGTAGCCAAATGTCAATATCATGGATATTAGCATCAGTATTGACCATCTGCACGCTAAACTGCACGTTATAAACGCCGGCTATTTCAGCTTTTAACTTAGACGCGCAAGTCCCGGTAATCGTTGTTGATCCAACCGTCTGCGCCGTGCTTACAACGTATGTGCCAGTGCTGCCATCTGTGCCGCTTGATTGAGATACAATGCGCGTCCCTGCCGTGACGCCGGTGCCTGTTATAACCATGCCAGGATAAATAGGCCCAGATCCTATGGCCGTGACTGTCATAGTCGTAGACGCCGGGCCGATAGACGCCGTAAAAGATGCTGTGCGGTCAACAAACGTCACATTTTTACTGTACGCCGTAGAATCATAAATTAAGGGATACGCGGTAGTCGTAGACCCATCCGACTGATTTGCGGTGCTATAAAAACAACCGTAGACATATTGAGGTATTTGCGGCGTCGGTCGCGGAGCCAATTCTAAAGCTTGAACGTCTTTAGCCAGCTCCATAAGATCGCTTTGCGCCTGCGAAAGTGCGTTCGGCAGACCACCAAGATTAGACTCTAATATCGCCAGCGCGGCCTCATAAGACGTTAGTGCAGACGCCGTAGCCGGTGCGCTATCAAGTATGTCTTGGCTATCGTTCTGCGCTGTCCATAAGGATAAAAAAAATCTATACCACTCGCGAGAGATCGCGCCGGTGCGGGGATCAATAAACGCTACGCGCGGCGGCGTTATCTGAGTAGGGTTTATCGCCATTAGGCGTTCGTCCCGCTAAGTAAAAGCTCAGCGCCCATGATATACAGCCGAACAGGATCAGTGCCTGACACTTCATAAACCCGGTCGCGGATCTTTAACGTCATGCCAAGACGCCGCCAAATGGTGCGATAGCCAAACTGGCCTATCTTTCCCATGTAGCGCCAGTTCTCATTCGACCATGTATGGCCACCGTCATCAGACCATCGCAACATAGCTTGGGGGTCGCTGCCTTGGCCTAACACAAGGCCAACACCTGTCTCACAGTCAAGCTGAAGACTATGCTGCGTCGTGCGTTTTAGATCGTTCTGGCCTGTCGGCAACGCTCGCCATGACCGGAGCCATTTTTGCGGCTGGCCATTATCGGCGTAAACATCAAGATCGAATGTATAAATATTGCCGTTTTGGTAATCTCCAACAACGATGTTGTTGTCGAAATTACACATATTATTGGCGCGATGACGGCTGAACTCGCCGTTATTGAACGCGGCGCGTTCATGCCAAACGCCAGTCGACGCGTCATATACCCAGGTAGTATTGGCGGTCGGAAAGTTTAAAACATAAAAGCTATGGCCGTCTTGCTGGTAAGTATAGCCGACAGCATCGCTAATATCGCTATACTGCTGGATCTGCCATTCGACGGCGTGCGTAGAAATACGCTGGCCGATATAGCCGGCGGCTTTATACACCATGCCATTACCGCGCTGATCGCGGCCAAGCCAATAAACTTGGTTGTCCATCTTGGCGACAGAATACGCTGCCGCGCAGCCTAGCTCGTTGAACGCGCCTTGAATGCGCGTGAGCGGGAAATCCGGCTGGCCGGCGTTATACCAAACTTCCGTGGTGTCCGTGCCAAGAACCCATAACTCACGGTGATCCGTATAAACCGCGACGACGCCATCGGGCGAACCTTCAGCGCTGGCAAAATCCAACGGATCTATTGACGTGCCGTCTAAAAGCGCCGTCACCCAGATCTTTTGGCTATTGGGCTCGTTGAAGACAAAATAGCCGTCTAAATATGTGACTGTGACTGCGCCGGGAAAATCAGGGTCCGTGATCTTTCCGAATGCGCCGGTGCTTTCGTTATAAATATAACCGTCGGGATTGGCGGCGATAAAGATTTGCGTGCCATTGTCAGCTATGCTGACCGGACCAGAACCACTGACGGTGCCGATGAGCGTCGGCGTAGCAGTCAACCCGGTGAGTTTATAAAACTCATTGCCAGACACGACGTAAAAATCGCTGCCGTTTGTTTGATGCGCCCATAGCCCCCGGATAGGTCCAGTGCCAATAGTTTGCTGAAAGTTCAGCCCAGGGCAACGCTGAAGAAACGCCGGTTCTTTACCGCCTTCTGGTACAATTTCAGGGAAGAGATTGACCATACGATTGTCGGCCGCGTTGACGGATCGAGCGACATACGCAGAGCCTAGAATCGGCGTTTTCATCAGTAATTGCCCGCGTAGATGTTATAGCGCTGACGTGTGCCAACGATGCTATAAGGCAGCGCCATGATGTCATCGGGGTTATTGATACGCTTCAGATTGCGCTTGCTATACATTGCAATACGTTGCACTTGCGCGGACGGCTCGACGCCAAATTCAGGCGCAAGTTCACACGCCAGATTATAACGAAATGCGCGAAGATAGCCCGGCGGAAAGGTCAGCGGCGTGGACAAAACAGCCGGCTGCGTTAGCTCCTCGACCGAAATGAAATGCCATTCCAGAAGCCGCAACGGCACCGGATAGATAAACATTTCGATGTTCGGGTAGGTCATGTTCGTAAAAATGACCTGCGGATATGTAGACGTGACCGTTTTAACAGCGATACCATCGTATTGCTGTTGATTGATGAATTTGATCCCGTAACTTACATTTGTTTGCGGATCGCGAAAATACGTTGCGTCATCAAGTAAAACAGGTCGATTACCGACAAAATCACCTGTTGGGCCAAGCGTCCGGCTAAGAGCGCTTGGCGGCCAAAGAAATGTTTGATCCTGAGTCGAAAAGACCGCCAGACGCTCTGTGTTCCATGAGTCGATCATCTGGTTCAGGGCTATCAGCGCGTCCTGCGATGTCGCGGCTGAAGGCGTTTCGCCTTCTGCGAGGACGCCCAGAAGTCTCAGGGCTCCGTTGATCTGATCGCCCGCCGTCGTTGTCATTTGGATCGAACCTTTCCCAGCCGTTTTCTTCGTCGGCTTCGGCTTCCATTTCTAGCGTGGCAATCTTAACGCCATGACGCTCATGACGCAAATAAATCAGGGCCATTTTACACCTATGGAAAGGGCCAGGCGGGCCGTAGCCCGCCCGTAAGGTTATATTAAGACGCCAGAAGCGGGACTGAATACCAAGTCGTTGCGTCATATGCGATGAGCAGCGAGGAAGTATTGGCTGCAAGCACATAGTTGGAGTCAACTGTGATTGCATTGATGCCGTCGCCCGTAGCAGGCCATACTTTCAAAACAGCATTAGCGCCATTTTTAATGATGACCGTGCGCCCTGCAATAGCCGCTGGAAGTTTAACGCCTTTAGTAGCGTCAGCCGCTGTTACAAGCGTAAGCCCGTCTGATATTGATGCGGCGTCGGACTGTGTTGAGCCAGTCGCAGCTACAGTAGCCGTCTTTAGATAAAGACCGCCAGTTGTCGTGATGTCGCTTGCGCTAACCGAAGTCGCGCCAGATATAGTGCCTCCGCTGATCGTCGCGCCCGTAATGGTTGTGCCACTTACGAGTTCGGGATCAGAAAAGGCAACACCTACAGGTTTTGTGTTTGGCATTGCCTTTATCCTTTATTACGAGATGCGGTAAAGCGCCCAAGTGGTAGCACTGGCCTTACGAGCGCGATAGCGCTGTGTCGTTCCAGCAACAGCCGCAATGGTCATCAGACCCTGACTACCAGAGGTGCCGATTGACCAACCCGTGTTTGTCGTCACAGTGATAACGCCAGAGCTAGAACCATCGACGTTGATGATCGAGAAGTCGAAGGTTGCGCCAACTTTAACGACCGCTATAAGTTCGGCTTCAAGATTAGCAACAGTCGGAAGCGTGTAAGCCGCCGCTGAAGCACCTGGGCTGCCAAGAATCAAGCCACCAACGACCTGTGCAGCCGTAAGCGTGGCCGCGCCAGCGGGGATAGCCGCCGGAGTTGGCGTATTGATAAAATTGGTGCCAGACAGATTGCCGTCACCGACCTGGTAGCCGCCTTCACCATTCGGAAGAGCGCCGTAAGGGCCAAACGTCTCAAGCGGATAAGCCGCATTCGAAGTAGTCGTCATGGATTAACTCCTTGAATTAGAAGAAGAAGGGGCCGAAGCCCCCTCTAATGTTAGCCCCACAGACGGACAGCCATCTGCGGACGAATGACCGAATAGCCATACAGCACGTCAATACGGCACGGCAGGCGGTCGTTGTTGATGTCATACTGACGCACGACGCGCAGGCTGATACCATTATGGACCTGACGCGAAGCCATGTCGACGCCCTGCGGCATAAGCAGATCGGCGGTGGCGAACGCGATGGCGTCACGATGGTAGATCAGGTTCTGCGGATACTGCGTCGAAGCAGAACCGTAGAAGGTGACAGCCGCGCCGGAAACCGGCAGAGCGTCGACCGTGGCGAGAGCCTGGCCAGCCGAATACATCGCCGGGACAGTGACCGAAGCCGTGGTGGACGCCGTAACGTCAGCCAGAGCCACGAACTGATACAGCGAGCCGGTCGACTCGCGAGTCTGCGGGTTGACGGCGTAAACGCTGCCAATCGTGAACACGTCACCAGCCTTGATCGTCGTCGAGCCAAGGCCCGTCAGAACGATGGTCGTCGAACCTTCGGTCGTGACCGAGGTGCTGACCGTCACGGTGCCGGCGCGCGAGCCGGTCGTGAACTGCTTGACCGACTGCGACATATTCAGCTCGTCATAGCCGAGGATGCCTTCACCGAACATGCCGTTCTTGAACTGCTTGCTGATAGCCGAAACCGGGTTGAACAGGCCCTTCATGCCTTCGATCAGCGCGGCGTTAGCAGCCGGATTGACCGTCGCATAGCGCGGCGACATGACAGCGGCGTTCTCGTTCAGCTTCTGCTGCGCCTGCAACAGAACGAGCGAGGTGGCCGGAGTCGTGCCGGGCGTGCCGACCGAGTTGCCGATGTATTTGAACGAGTTCGCAACGTCAGCGTCGATGCTGGCGGCGAGCTGCGAAATACGCGGCTTCAGCACACGTTCCGCGAAGTCGTCCAACTGCATCGTCAGTTCGGCGGTCGTGAAGTTCACGCCGATATGCTTCTGCGAAGACACGGTCAGGGTCGTGTACTGTTCGTTGTCGTCCTGAACCTGGAGCGCAGCGCCGTCCGTGACCAGAGCGCGGTCAGGCAGGCGGATACGCAGGGTCGAGCCGATCTTCGCGCCTTCAACGGCGAAAGAGTCGTCATACTGGCGGTTAACGGTGCGCGTCAGGACAAGATTATTCTCAAGGATCTCAAGAGCCTTGCGAGTAATCATGTCAATCGTAAGAATTGAGTTAGACATACCTTATCTCCGATTCTGCGCTTCCCACTTCTTGATCTGACGCTGCCGTTCCGCTTCAATCCATTCCGACGTTGACATTGACTTGATAGACCGAGGGTCTGCCGTATCGTAACGCGGGCCTGAGTTTGATCGAGTAGCCGTGACAGGAGCAAGAGGTGCGGGCGCGGTTGAGGTTTTCTTAACCGGCGGGTTCGTGGTCAGATTGACCTCGATCTTCCCGATCTCTTTTGCCTGCAAGACAGGCGGCAGTTTGGAAATCCGCCCGGCTTCTTTTGGATTGGAGCCAAGGTAATAAATTACCTCTGGGCCAATATCAGAAGCCTGGATGGCTTGAGCCATAACGTCCGTGACGGGAAGGTTCGGGTTATACGCGACTTGTTCAAAGTCCTCGTATCGGTCCCTAGCCTCTTCTTCACGGTCCTTATAGGACTCCAAGATCGCTGCCTGTTGGGCTGCGGCCTCGCGCTGGGCTAGAAGATCTCGCGCTTTTTGCTCCGCTAACGCTTCCGCGTATTGCTGAGCATTCTCGAAATCATCCGGCGCAGGTGGAGGTGCGGCGGGCGTTCTAGCCTGCTGCTCCGCAAGCCGTTGGGCCTGCTCTCTTTCCCATTTGCGCTGTTCTCTTGCAAGGCGCTTGCTTACAATCGCGTCCAACTCTTCCTGAGAGAACGATTTTGTAGGCTGCTGTTCCTCCGGCGTCGTATCAGCAGATTCCGGTGCTGCCGTAGCTTCCGGTTCCGGCGCGGGGCTGATCTCCGCTACAGCCTGTTCTTCTTCAGACATTACGTCTCCTGTCCTAGCTATCCGGCTAGTCGGTCTATGTAGACTACGCTTTTGTTTCGGCGTCGTCAACACTAAGCGCTTGTTGCGCTTGAGCCTTTACATCTGGAATCAAATGCGCGACTTCAACATACGGCCGTTCGGCCAAGGCGCGGATAATGATATTCCAATCGTCAACTGAGAGCGTCATCGTGATATATTTCATTGTTAAGCCCAAGGAAGCGGCTTAACGACCGGCACCGAAGTAATTTCAGCCAGTCGAGCATCAAGATGATCTTTTATGGCGGCGAGCATTTCAGCCCCCAGCGCCGTCTCAAGCCAAGATTCGACCTGCGCTTTGGTCAGCGCGTCATACGGCGTGAATGGAGCGCCAGCCAAAAGTTCTATTTCCTGCGCGCCGTATGTATCAACGATTTTCGCGCCGTCAGCCGCTTCACGATGCCAGTGAATACGAAACACGACATCTTTTTTGCCGTTCTCATCAGGATAGCTGTCTAGGGCGTTGATAACCCACGAATATTTAACCGCCATAATTTGAGTCCTTATGCAACAGCCAGAGGGGTCACGGTGCCGCTGGAGCCTTTATAGTAAAGAGCGCCCGCACTGACATACAGATAGCCTCCGCCTGTAGGCGTAGCAGGTGCGCCGCCCGTGTTATAGATCAACACGTTACCATTAGGGTCAATCTGAAGCGAATTAAGCGTTGACGAACTACGGCGGAAATATACTGATCCGGCAGTTCCGCCAAATCCGGCGTCTATGTATAGGTCATTGAGAAAAGAGTATATACGACCCTTATTTGTAGAGTTCGTAACAGTTATACCCGCGCCGCCAGCGGCATATACCGTTAGCCGCTGACCCGCAACGGGCGTTGTTCCGACAGCCGCGTTGCCATTGCCGTCAACCGAAAAAACGGGGGTCGCGCCAGATGTCCTAAAGATATGGTTGTCGGCGTCATAATAATTATATGATGTGTCCGCGTATCCTATCAATAACTTAGCGCTCGTTGCAGTTATCGATACGGGCCCCGTAACCGCGACAGCATCAGTGCCAATCGTAGCGCCGCCGACAGCGACCGACGACGCCGCAATAGCGCGGCCAGCCGTAAGATTAGCGATAGACACTTGTTTGGTCGTGCTGCTCTGCACAATCGGAAGGACTTCGGTTCCAGCTACAGGTGTAGTAGCGGAAGGAAGTTGGGATATTTTAAGGTCAGCCATTTCTTTTACCTTTAGTAAGTAGTGGCGACAACGCCCACGTTAGCCGCAAAATTTGTAGGGGCATTTGACGAACTATTAGACAGAGTTCCAAATACTGTCGGTGAGCGGCCAACTGCGCCGAAAGTCCCCAGCGCATAAGTTCGGATTCTATTGGTTCCGGCGTTATTATCGCATTGAACAGCGATATAATATTTCCCCGGGCCTTTGGCGAAATATTGCGATGTGAAGTTATTTCCAACCAGTTGGAACGTAGCACCTGTAACGCTGAAAGATGCTGTTTGCGCTAACACATTTCCCGCGCGATCCAGAAGATAGATCTTCGTATTTCCATTAGCCACGGAACCAGTTAATACGGTAGCGCCCGTCAACAGGCAAGAATATGGTATGTTGAGTGAGCAAATATATGTTGTAGTCGCCACCGTGATGGTATCGTCGCCATTAGTATTAGCCAGAATTGATCCATAACCCGTCGCGTAACCGGAACTCGGCGTGAGGGTTCTAATATCAAGTTGCTGAGCGCCGGCAACAGTATTATTAACATTCGTTATGATACTGTTGTTAATTCCAGTATCGGGGACCGTATGGCCCCAATTCGAATTATATTTTATGCTCGCGCCCCAAAGATCCCCGCCAGCATAAGTAGTCTGGTCAAAAATCGCACCAAAGTTTGCGTTAGCAGCAACAATATCTGCTTCGAAAAGTGTCGCTCCGCTATCCGTGCTTATTAATGTATAGCCGGGTATATTAGATGTTGCGCTGACGCGAAGACCGTAAAAATTACCCACAACCTTAATAAAAGTATCGGCTGAAGTAGGCACAGTTCCGGTATATTCAATATTAGTGGCGTCCATTACAATGTTCTGACCAAATTGAATCAGAACGCCCACGTAGCTTGCGCGCACAGCAAAATACACAGACTGCAGCGTCAAATTGTTGACAGAAAAAGCCTCTACGCAGTTGTGGACGGCAAAAAGTAGACATTGCCTAAATAAGTTGACGCCTAATGTAGCGCCGCCCGGAAAAGACTCCGCATAATAGGGCGAGATAATAGGGTTAGCCGATGCTGGGCCATATACGGAATTACCGTCAAGAATGACCGGCGTATCGGCGTAATACCAGCATTCTTCGTGCGTGTGGTGTTCCCCACGCTTATTCATAATGGCGATAGTGCCTACACCGCCATTAGCGCCCGGCGTTGATCCCATGCCAATAGCCAACCGGATAAATTTATTGTTCGCGCAATAGCCATTGCCGTTTACCGCGTTGACGCGCTGAAGATAAATGCCGATTGTTGATGCGTTACTTGTTCCGGCGATTAACCCAATATCTTCAAATATCGTATTACAGCCGCCAGACATCTCGATCATGATGTAGCCGGTTTCACCAACTAATATGCTGCCGTAAGTGCTAGAGGCCGCGACTGTCGCTTGGCCCGACCCGACACCCCGCAGTTTAATATAGACGTTAGGCGTATAGGTGAGCTGAATTTTAAGCGTATTGGCGATTCTATAGCGACCAGCAGGGAAAAATACTTCGCCGCCGCCGGCATTATACGCCGCATCAATAGCGGCCTGAATAGCCGTGGAGCTATCCGCGACGCCCGTAGGATCAGCTCCATAATCAAGCGGGTTAAAAACCGCGCCTTGAATCATGGAGTATGAGACTTTGGTGAGCGCCATAGAAAACCCCTGTTAATTATAGACCGCTTCGATCTTAGACGTGGTTGGCGGCGCAGCAGAAAATGTCAGCGTAGCTCCAGACACGGAATAAGTATTCTTATTCTGGTAGACGCCATTTATGTAGATGTTGACGGAGTTTGCCGCCAGCGCTGAGTTTGACAGCGTAAATACCGTCTGACTTCCCGTGCCCGTAAAATCATCGACTGCGAAGATGCCGCCGCCGCCAAACACATTGTCGTATGTGGCGATAGACACATCTGTGGAGGTCTTAACGATAAATTTGTATTTCTTACCTATAGACAGCCAGATCTCACCGCCGGGAACGCGGCCCGCCGCGTCAAGAATGATGGGGTTGGTATGCGGGGTCCCCCCGGAAGAGCTCGTGTATGTGGCCGCTGGCGTGGTCGTTCCGGCGAGATAAGAATAGATCTTACCGCCGACTAACGGAACGCCATTATCGTCGAAAAGCTGCGCGCCTATGCCCGCAAAGAGTGAAATATTTACCGCCACCTACATCACTCCAGAAGGATGAAGCCGCCGTTTTCTTGCACCAGATTAGCGCCAGATTCGGTGAGCAAGTTGTCTTTAGCTTCGCTGCTGGCCGGGCCGCCACTGACCAAGCTGGCTATACCGCCAAGGCCGATGGCGACCGCGTTGCGAAGTGCGACGCCCCAGCTCATCGAATATTGATCGGCTTAGCGTAGACGTTGCCCGCCGACGACACCTGAATAGCGCTGACGCGCCAAGGAGAGCCGGTGCCAGGCGGCACATAGAACGGGATCGGCGTATTAGCCGGGATCGGCGTGCTGCTTGTCGTGGCTGTGGCGCCTTCACCGACAAGCACATAGCAAGCCGAGTCCGCCCACACTACGACGCCCTGCGCGCCAGCCGGCCAAGTTGCAGTAGAGCCAGCGGTGCCGGTAAAAGACGCCGTTTTAGCCGGAAAATTACTGTCCGCGAGCGGATTTAAGAGTTCCATATCAGCCTCACGCTAAGAATTTCAATTTATACAGTGTGCTGAGATATAAGTCCACAATCCCGTCGATGATGTTCTGGATGGCGGAGTCGTCCTTATACTCTTTTCGCGCTTCTTCGATCTCTTTCAGGGAATCCTCAAGAAATTCAACGACATTGTTGGTTTTCTTGGCCGAATGCAGCGTAATCGGCCCGATTAAGCCATATCGACCCTGATAGGCTTCCGCCAAATCGTCCGCCAAGTCGATGACTTTCTCATAAAAGCCGCCCAGAGCCTTGTGTTTGGCGTAAGACCGCGTATTCAGATGCACCGAATGGGTCACATCCCTAGCTAAAAACAAGTGTCCGATCAGATCCGCGCAGCTCATTGTCCCATCTCCCTCATGGGCGTGTTGCCCGGCACGATGTCGCCCATGTCCAGAGCCGCCGCAATGGTGCCTTGCACGATGTCCTGCACCTGTTCAGGCGTCATACCCGCTTGCATGGCCGAAATACGCTTGGTTTCAGCGTCATAAGCCTTAATCTGCGCGTTTTGCTCGTCAATCGCCAGTTTCTGCATTTCATACGACTGCATAAGCTGCTGGATCTGAGCCGTTGTCTGCTCCATCTCCTGCGCCATCTGCTCCATCTGCATACGCATGGCCTGCGCTTCCGGCGATTCGTCGGTGTCCTGCAAGACTTTCGGGTCGAGCATCTTTTCAAACCGTTTGGCCATCGTCTCCGCGCCCGGCCAGTCCATGTTCTTGACGAACAGATCGCCCGCGACCGACCAAAGAGCCGGATTGGTCTGGAGGATCTGGCCCATCGTGTCCATCGCCTCCTGCTTGCGCGTCATGTAGCTAGGACCAGAGCTAACTTGAACGTCGTAAGTGCCGACATTCGGGTTGTAGATCTTCATGATCTCAATACCCTGTTCATCGACGATCTTACGCACCGCCTCCGGCTGAGCCGGGTTGATGCGCGCCATGTCCACGTCGCCCTCGACGTTGATGATGCGAGCCACGCGCTGCGTGTCGTAGATCTTCGGAATCAGGTCGACGAGCTGGCGAGCGACGTATTTTACCGCCCGCGCGAGGTTGTCGACATAATGATAAGTAGACGTGTCGCCTTGCCGCTCCCGAGCGAGGATCGCACGCCCCGTCCGTTCGTTGGAAGTCGCCCCAATGCTACTATCGTACTGGCCAGTGGTCGACTTGATGTCTTCGCCAGCCCCCATCTTGGCTTGAATAAGGCCCGTTTGAGCCATCGGAGGCTGGGCGCGTTCAGGTAGCGGCAGCGGGTTTCCGGCCCCGTCAGTGACATCAGGATTGACCTCCAGATACGGCCAGTTGTTCGTATTGGCCGTCTTCCAGTTGGTTTCGTAGCCTTCGAACTGGCCACCATAGCCAATAAACGGCGCTTTGGGGGCTAGCGCGAGCATTTCAGCTTCTTGGCTGACCCAGTAGTTATACATGCGCTGCGCGTCTTTAGCGTTACGCACCAGACCACTAATGTAGATCTGACCGTCGACCTCGAACTCGTTGCCGACAACGCGGATCATGGGGATATACTTACCCGCCCAGTCGCGCTCCTCCAGCACCTCATAGCCGTTGGTTTTGATCCATTTGACCTGCTTGCGGTCGCTTTCACGGCTGCGCAGCGGCTTGCCATAGGCGGCCATGAGCCGCTTGTCCTCCGGCGTGCCTTTGAAAGCCGTGATGTTGTCCGGGTAGAGGTTCAGCGTCGCCTTACGATGTTCGATGTAGAAATACTCAGCGATGCGGACAGTCTCTTGGCTGACCCACATGCTGAGCGTCTGGTCGCCCACACCCTGAGACATCATGCCCGTAACAGGCGTAGCGTCAGGATACATGCGCTCATATTCAGCTTTCGGAATGTCTTCCGTAATAAAGCACCAGTTCGCGTCCTGACCGCACGGATCTTGGATCATCGGGTCCATGTAGACGCTGAAGCTGCTACGGACACGAGCGATCTTGATGTCCTGTTCAAAAGAATCTTCTTTCGTATATTCCGTCAGGATGCGGATGTAACCTTCGCCGTATGTGACCTGGTTATCGCAGGCGGTGTCATAGGCAACGTCGGCGTCGGACATATATTCGATGTGACGCACGATGCCGTCGAAGATCTCCGCGACCTCCGGGTCGGCGTTCTCATCGGCCGGGATGACGCGCGCAGTCGGACGGTTCTGGCGCTGCTCGTTCGTCACGAGGCGCACATGCTGCGGCAGCTTGTTGATCGTCAGGCAGGGCCGCGCGTTGATGGTCTGCCCCTGCACCGCGCCACGTGTCGCCAGCACGTCCGCCGGCCACTGCCAGGCGTTGTCGGGCGAGCCCGCCATGAACCGCAGGTCGTCCAGCTCGTCCTCGCGGCTGTCGCTGTAGGCGGCCTGCGCCACCGTAAAGCGATGACGCATAGTGGCCAGACGGTCATCGTCCGGGTTGTCGGAGACTTTGCCAGCGGCGATTACGTCATCAGAAGCCATTACATATCCTGCCGCTGTTCTTGGCGAGCCAATATCTTAGCCGCTATCCCAGCGCCTATTGGCCCCATTAGACCGTATTTACGCATAATTTCAACCAATTTGTCGTCAAACACCACATAATTGCGGGTGCCTTCGCCGGCGGCGCGGGATTTTGCGTCTAAATATCTGATCCCTTTTATGCCGGCTTCGTTATATGCTTTAGAAAATGCCGGGTCAGATATATCAAAAGAATGCGGCATAAGCCCCGATTCCATAAGTTGCCCGACCGGCACATTTCCATATTCTTTTAACTTACGTTCGGCGTTTGGCAATTTCATAAAAGCCGCTAAAACTTCAGGGCTTTGCGCATTTAATGTTTTATCCCAATCCAATAGTTCTTCGGGACGCGCATTAATATTAACTTCGTACATATGCCCCTTATTGCCTGTAAAATCTTCGGGTTTAATTGTCCGCGCGATTTTAGCTTGTTCGATAGCTTTTCGCGCATAATCTTCACGAATAGCTTTCAATTCAGGAGGCGATTCCCTAAATTCTTTAACTGCGTGTTGCGCGTATCTTAGGTGATCTTTTTGCGCAAGTGCAATAGCTTCGCTTGGCGACATACCTTGTTTTATATCGTTAGAAATAATTTCGGCCACATCCATTTCAGCATGTGGTATATCTATCTCACCTATTGGTTTTCCTTTGTATAATGGATGCGTTAATTTATCGCGGTAATATTTAGCTAAATTTTCAGCTTCTGCAAAATACAGCCCGTGTCCAAACGACTGCGCGCCTTCGCCGGTGCCGATCTTGCTAATATCAAATTGCGGAAAGTCGTGTGGCGTTCCATGATACGCCCGTATGCCCTTGGCCACGTCCTGCGCAATAGCCTGCTCCGCCCTAGCCGCGACGTTAGCGCCGGGCAGCGGTAGCATGGCCATGATCGCGCCCTTGGTGTCGCCAGCGCGGGCAGCCTCTTGGCCCTGTAGCACGTTACCCGTGCCGGGCAGGTAGCCCAGTATGTCGGCTATGCCCGTCGCGAACTGACGACGCTCCGGCGACGGGCGTGTGTTTCCCATCAAAAAGGCCGCGATCTGCTCTTTCCATGACGGCTCATAGGGCCGTAGCATGGCGTTACGCGGTTCAGGAGCGAGCGCGTTGACAGGCATTATTTCTTTTTCTTAGCCGCCGCACGCTTGGTCGAATACGCGATAGCGACGGCCTGCTTCGGCGGCTTACCGGCGGCGATTTCTTTTTTCACGTTCGTGCGGAACGCGGCCTTAGAGGATGATTTAACTAGAGGCATTACTTCTTCCTCGTCTTAGCTGACTGCTTGAACGCCTTGGCGGTCGGTGCGCCCTCTGCGCCGGGCTTCCGCATCTTTTCGCCTGATCCGGCTTTGATGCGCGCCCGCTTTGCGTGGATTGCAGCATACAATCCCGGTTTTTTTACGGGCATTTCCATCTCCGTAAACTAGCTTTAGCGCGTTCGCCATTTTTAGCTTTTGCCGCTACTGCGGACATTCTCGCGCAGAACGACTTCTTACGGCCCTCGTCGGCCTTGGTCTTAGGGTTAGGAGCCGGCGGCTTCAGCTTGCTGCCCGTCGCGGCGTTATACTTAGCCCGGCCCTTAGCCGTCAGCCCAGCGCCCGCCTTAGTCGACAGCTTCTCGCCACGCCCTACTGACAGCGATACCATCTAGTGTCCCATCCATCCTGAAGAGGCTGCGTTGCCACCATAACTGACGCGCGGTCTGTTGTCCATTGGTCTTGCTTCCCTGTGCGCGACCGGATACGCGAACGTCACGGCGATAGCGTCGGCGGCGTCGGGTGAGGCCAGCCCCCGCGCCTTCATGTCCTTCTTACTCTCTAGGAATATAGTCCCTTTACTGTCGGGTTTCATCATCGGCCCGGTCAGGTCGCTCTTGAGGAAGCGGTCGTTTGGTATGCTGGCTGTCTTCAGCCACTCCCGCATGGCGTGCCACATCTCGGCCCGCTTGTTTCCAAACATGACGGGCTTGGTGGATCTCATGCCGAAGTTAACCCCACGGATCTTATACCGCTGCTCCTTCAGCCGGTCGACCACGCCCGCGCCTAGCCCGCCCTCGTCGATGACGACCAGCGCGGGCCGGAACTCTTCTATGATGTCGATGACCCTGCCGACCACCTCCATGGTGTCGTCGCCCCGGTAGCGGCGTATGCCGATAATGTCGCGTCCCTGCCGGATGGCGATGACCGTGGCGTCAGCCCCGAACCGCGCCGGATCGACGCCCACAATTATCGGTGCCGTCTGATCTTTCGATGGTAGGCGTGTCTGCGCGTCTTGAACCAATGACGACGGTATGAACTGGTCGTCACTCGCGTTCGGGAAGGCTCCGTAAACCTCAACATGCGCTTGGCTAGAATCGGGTCCGTATTCGTCGATAATCTGTTGATAGACTGCCTTATCAGTGCCCTCCACGCTTCTGGCGTCAACAACCTTGTTTCGCCAGAAATCGCGCTTGCTGTTGAAGCACTCGTAGAAGTATCCGCTGTTACGGCGGGGGTTGCTAAAAGCAAGCCAAAAACGATTAGGAGTGTTCTCTGTAAAGAAGCCACTGGCCACCGCCCAGATAGAGTCATCAATACCGCTGGCCTCGTCGAACACCAACATGACGCCCGCGAAGTTATGCACGCCCGCGTAGCTGTCTGGGTTCTCGGCCGACCACAGCCGCCCCTCGACGCCCCAGTAACGCGTGCCTAGCTTCAGATCCCGCTCGACTAATTCGGCAATCCACTTAGCCGGCAGCACACGGGTAGCGCTCACCTCAAACCAATGGCTGTTGAGTGACATGGATAGCCACTTAGTTATCTCGGCCCAGGTGACAGATCTGAGCTGGGCTTCGCTGTTGGCCGACACGATGGTCGTTGAGCCGATCCGGGTCGTCAGCATCCAGATCACGAGCCAACTGACTAGGGCCGACTTGCCGATACCGCGCCCGGAGCTGGTCGCCATGCGGAAGGTTTCGAAATCGACCTTACCGTTGTTTTCACGGATGTGGTCGCGCAGGTCCATCAGCACCTGCAACTGCCACTGACGCGGGCCTGTGAAGCCCTCCAGCGGCGTGCCGGCCTTACCCCATGGGAACGCCATCCTCACGAACGCGACCGGATCGTTCTTCACTTGCGCCGACCATAGCGTCGCCATCAGCTTCTGTTCTTCGTCGGCGCTATAAATAGGAACTTGCATCACTCAGCCTTTCCGCCGCCGATCATGTGGAGCGATGGATACATGCGCAGGATCTCTGGCAGGTGCCCGGCCCCCATGAAATACGCTCCGTCAGGCTGGGCCAATAAAAACTTATTACGCCAGCGTTCCGCGCTCTTAGCGAACTTATGCGGTTCTTTTCCTCCCCACATCTTGTTTTCGCCTTCAGACAGGAATGCCGTTACGTTGCGCTCAGTCGCCGGTTTCTTTGACTGATTGAGCATACCCATCTCAGATAAGAACTTAGTCAGCGTTTCATCGTCGAAGTCACGGTCGTTAAAATAGTTTACGTCGCTGTCAAGAATCGACTGAAAGATCGTCTTGCTGCTGTCCGTTACGCGCGCCGCCGTATGGTTTTCTTTGACGTTTGAGAACAGCACGAACAGGAACTCGACCGGGTAGCCTTTCACGGACTTGGCAAATTTGTCGTCCCATGACCCTTTGTAGGGCACGGCAAAATATTCTTTATCCGCTCCGTCGCCTTCATACCACGCCCCGTCAGCGCGAGCGATCAGGTTGATCTTGTCGATCAGATCCTTCGACAACGGCGGTTTGCGCCCATGCGGCATTCCCACGAATACTTTGTTCGGGTTCTGGAAGATCACCCCGTATGGCGCTTGCATCTAATATTTCTCCCTGGATCACGCGCTGCTGCGCCTCTTCTAGCGCCGCTATGATGGATATGCGCTGCTCGACCTGCACCTGCACCGACTGCGGGGCTGTCCACTTGTGGACATGCTTAAGGATGTCCAGCGCCGCTTTGGTGTCGCCTTCGCGCGCCGCCTTGTGCAGCACTTCGGACATCTCCGCCTCACCCTCAGCGCGCCCTTTAAGTTCAGCATACTCCGCGATGGGGTCGAACTGCACGAGCCTGCGGTATTCGGTCGGCGTCATGCCAGCGGCGTAGGCGAGCGTGTCGCCTTTCAGCCCTTTGCGCGCGGCTAAGTAGATGCGCTCCAGCACCGCCTCAGTCGCTTCGATTTTGCGCGGTTCGTAGGGAAGAGATTCAAACGTCATAAAGTCTTTTAGCATATAAAAAATAAAAATAAAAATTGTTCTTAATGCCTACGTATTTCTTAAAGGAGATCCCAAGGCCCAGCCCCCCGCCCTGTTTACATACCTGATACGTTATAACATTACGTTTACAATTATGAATGTACACTTAAAGCATTACATTAGTTGACAATCAATAGCCGTGCTTATGCTTTATGCAGTTTATGCAAGTCGCCAGCAAGTCGTGTTGAGCCTCCAGGCTTTATGCAGTTTATGCAGTTTATGCAGTTTATGCTATGTGGACAACATTGGCGCAGGGAAATTCCCGGTCGCCCTGTGATGACTGCGCGGGCGTGGGGCGAGGCGGTTTTAGGCGGTTTATGCAGTTTATACAGCCAAAAAAAATCGGTTGCAGATAAATATGTATGTATACAACTTAACATTTTC